AGGCCGAGCTTTGCAATAAGTGAGAAAATGGCCATTTGTTAGTTCCTTACCGTCTGCTGTTCTTGACCCAGGCGCCAGAGGGCATCGTTCTTATCGTTCCACAGCTCGACCTGACCGTGCATTTCTGCATTGGTCAGGAAGAACCTTTCGGCATCGGTCACCGGCATATTTAGAACCGTCTCCTCGGTAAATCCAATGTCGACCAGGCCAACCAGCAGCCTTTCGGGCCAGGGCATAGCGGCCTCCCTAGATCCTGAACCTGGCTGCCTCAGAACCTCGGGACAGTCGGATTTGTCGCCAATCCACTCCTGGAGGATTTGGCATTCCTTGACCAGGTCGGACTTGCTGACCTTCTTACGCATCAGCCGGAGAGGCACCCACCGGAACACCGAGGCCATGGTCTTGATCGACTCCTCGGCGGATTGGCTGCACACGACAACAGCCTCGACCAGGTCGTTAGCGCTGGCCCGGCCTCCGGTGACGAAAGGGGATCCCAGGCGGTGCAACAGGATGGCGTGGCCGACAGTAAAGGGCACCATGCGGAGCCCGATCACCATCGGACAGGCCTTGGCTGTTGCGCTTAGGATGGCGGCCAGGCTGCTCACACGTTTAGGGAGACAGCGGCAGCGGTGGTCAGGTTCTTGTACTTCTTTACGGTGATCGAGACCATGGCCTTGCCGCTCTGGGTCATTTTAACCGAGCCACCGCCGGCATAGATGAACCGGCCGGTGTTTAAGACGTCGGCTGTGCCCATCATCTTGATCACTGGAGCGCCGGTGATTGAAACCGTTCCATTGACCGGAGCCAGTGAACAGAAGGCCAGTGCGGCGGCTGCATTAGCGCCCGAGGGGATCAGATTCAGGTTGAGTGTCACCCGCTCATTGTAGCCGATGTGACCGACCACTTCTCCACCGCTGTTGCGAACCTCCTCGGTGTCGGCTTCGTGAGTCAGGTCGTAACTCTCAATCGACGCCAGGGCCGTGAATATAGGTGTCGAGTTATCGGTGTCTAACATGGTCACCGAAGCCGGTGAACCGAATTGGTATGCGAGTCCTTGTGAATTAGCCATGCGTGTGGGTGGTTAGGTGGTTGCGGAACAGTAGAGGGTGAAAGTCCTGGTGAACGTCCTGGACCGATTAGAGATTGAGGATGCACCAAAGTCCAGAGGTGCGGCGAATTGCGCCGTGAAGGGGCCGCTGGGATCGTTTGATGGCGCGTTAAGGGCAGAGGCCCCGGTGTCATCGAACAGCGGCAGGATCCGGTTGTCGAGCACCTGGACGGTGGTCAGCACGGCAGCCTCGTCGGTGTCGTCGGCCGAGAGTTGAAGCTCGACAGCAATCTCGACCTCGCAGGTTAAGTCGGTGCGCTGCATTGGTCTAGCTGAGTTGGTCGAGACTACCAGGCGTGGGAAGTTGGGCATGACGTCCTGGTCGTCGGGGTCGTCGTAGAGGCCGCGGCTGTAGGACGTCAGGCAGGTGGGTGTGCCGGCGCCGGAGGCCGACCAGTTGGCGGCCGCCAGGTAGTCGGCGACTGCAAGTTCAGCTCTTAGGGCGGCGGCGTTCATTTGATTGTGATCCCGTTGTCTTCGAGAACCTTGCCGTTGGCCAGGAGGGCCTCGGTCATGTGGTTTTCTAATTCTGCACGCTCGTCGTCAAGGGCTCGCTGCATGGCAGGATTGTAGATGGATTCGACTCGGTTGTATTGGTTGTCGGCGATGCCGGTACGCATCGAAACGAAAGCCGTTGGATTCCATCCTGGGACAGCCTGCAAACCGTGAGCAACAGTCCCCTTGTGAACAGCGACGTTTTCTTGAGGAAGACCGTACTGGTTGGCTAGAGCCACTAATGCAGCATTAGGTTTCTTTGGTGCTTTGTATCCCGGTGGCTTAGATAGCGGTTTCCATTTAGGGGAAGAATATTGACTGAATCCGCGGTTGTAGATGCGGATTGATTTCACAACCGCACTGCGAAGATATCCTACAGATCCAATGGCTTTCCGCATGAAAGACGACGCCGCTGTCTTCATCTTTTTCCCGTACAAGCCTCCAGCAAAATTCTTGGTTGGATCTTTTGCCGCCCTTGCTTGGACAATCAAATGAATCCTTTTCAGGATTCTTGAGGTTCCAACACGCTTGCCGGTCTTCTTAGACTTGCGGTTGATGTCACCTACGGGCGTGCCCAGGTAGTCGGCGATCCTGCGACGCTCCTGGCCCGGGCTCTTGGGCGGCACCAGGACGAACAGCCGGACCATCAGGTAGAAGAACCGGCTGTTGATGGCCTTGTGAAGGTCGCGGCTTGTCGTCAGCAGATACTGCTTCATGGCAGCGTCGAACTTGCTCGAGTCGACCGTCATGTTGACGACAGGCCTCACTTGGTCTTTGCCCCCAGCTCGAGGTTGTAGTAGGCGCCGGAGGCATCCACACGGCAGGACAGGATGCGGAGGGTGCGGCCTTGATAGACCAGAGTCCTGCCGACCACCGGCCTCGGCTTGCAGAAGGTTAGGGCGATGCGGTCGCTGTTCTCCTGGAGGATGAACTGGCCGTCCTCCTTGAGTAGCCGGGAAAAGGTCGTGCCCTGGTCGAGCGTGTAGAGCGTTGAGTCCATGGAGACCAGGGTGCTGTCGCAGGTCTTCCAGTCGCTGAACATGACCAGGATCCTCGAGGTCACATTGTCTTGAAAGCCACCGGAGATGGGCACGTTGGCATCGTTGACCGCTGCCGGGATGCACCGGATCGACGTCCCCTGCCAGATAAACATCGGCGCCCCCAGCATTTGCTGGAGCACTGCCATGCCCTGCTGGAGACTGGATCCGATGGTGGTCATCAGGCGGTAAAGTAAGTGCCGGAGACTATGAGCCGGCTGGTGGCCTGGAGATGGCCGGCTAGGCTATCGGCGGCTCCTGTCTCGAAGTGCGACAGCTCGAGGTAGCTGGTGCCGGCGATTAGGCGAGCGATGATGGCGGTCTTGGCCTGGTTGGTTCCGTTGGTCAGCCACACCGCGGCGGCGGCCTCGTAGGTCACGGCGTCTGGCAGCGACAGCCGGAGGTTGCCCGTGGCGGATCCGGTCACCGAGTTGACGGTGACATCCACAGTAAAGGTGGTCACACATCCGATGGTGGTGTGTCGGGCGGTGTTGGTGGTGATGGCGAAGGTGCGGCCACCGCCGGAGTCGATGAGGGTCGGCACCCAGGTCGTCGGTGTGACCAACGGCAGGGCGGCATACAGCTCGGTGAAGTTGTCGTTTATCTTCTCGCCGGCGCCGCGGAGGGTGTCCCCGGTGTTGTCGTTGGCGATGGTGCCGATGTTGATCGTTTGCTGGGCCATAGTTTTATTTCTTGGGTAGGACGTACCAGCCGGCCGGGAGGGTCACCCGGGATGGCCCGACCAGCTTCTTATCGGCATCGAAAGCATAGACGCTGGCCGTTGTAGGCTTGGCCAGCATCACCGGATCACCGGAAGGGACCAGGACCACCTTCGTCTGCTGGCAACCCAGGCAGATCGGCAACACGGCCAGCCAGATCGCTCTTGAGGGCCTCGGGAGCTTTGCCATGTTGCACATCGGTGGGTGGTGTTTCGCGGAACCAGTCGAGCAGAGCCTTGAGGATCTGATAGATCCAGTTCACGGCTTAGGAGCTTCGGCTTCCTTGGCATCCTTGGCCCAAATCAAGCCAATGCCAGCGGTTACCGCGGCAATGGTCGTAGTCAGGTCGAGGTTGGTTGTCGGGTCGTTATCGAAGACAGCCTTCAAGGCTCCTCCAATAGCAATCAGGATTGCACCAACACCAGCGAGAGTTGTTTTCGTGTTTTTCATTTGGATTTGAACAGCCTATAGGCTCCGTAGATGGCGCAGGCTAAGCCAATGAGCGCAGTGATAAGCTGAACCCAGTCGGTAAGCCACGGAATAAACGAAACAGCGGTGGCACCTGCCGCTGCTGCTAGGCTGAGTCCAGGGCTGGTGCTGCTGTTCGTTGGTTCCATTACTCAGTAGGCTGAACGGCTTCAACCACCGGATTCGCCGCTTTGTAAGCCTCCACAACCGCCGAGGTCCACAGCGCATTCGCGATATTCACCACCTCGGTTGGCTGACCAGTAAGGTCGTCACCGGGATTCAGCGTATACTGCGAGGTAATCTCAGAACCGACAACCGCGCCGTCGCTGTCGTAATCAATTCCGGTCGTGACGAACAACGAGTTGTTCTGGTTCACCTGCACTGCGACGATATTGACTGGTACGATCATTGGATGGTGGGGCTAGGGGTTTGAGCGGCGGCGTAGGCTGCGACAGCGGCAGGAGTCCAGACGGCGTTGGCAATAGCTACAACCTGCTCTGGCTGACCCGTAAGGTCGGAGCCGGGAGCGAGACAGTAGCGGCGGAAGGTGGAGGCTTTGACAACCTCGCCATCGACGATCTGGTCCGACAGGCGGACCTGAAGGACAGTTGAAGGAAGAACCTCGCAAAGCGAGAAAATGGTGCGTTCTGTTAGCATAGTAGTAATGGTTAAGATGCGCGATAGGTTACTTGAGAGGTAAACTCGTCACTAGTCCCCCATGTTGCTGGCGCGGTTGCGTTAAGTGTCGAAGAAAGAACGGTTGAACCACTGACGGTAAGTGCGCGAAAATCAAAAACAGTAGCAGAATTACGTGTAACAACACCAAGATACTGTCCAACACCAGACCTCAAAAGGTTTACATATCCAACAGCTATTGTATCAATGGAGAACGGAAGTCCTGAAATCGTCAAAACGCTGCTGGTTACAGACGTTGTTGATCCAAACGTAAGTTTGAACATAACTGAAACAATGTTTCCGATTTTTGTGTAAAAACCAGTAACCGATCCGTTTCCAAGAGTGACATTCTGAAACGATGGTGTCCACGTCCCCTCCTCGTAATCGTTCAGTAGCTCGGAGGTCATCGTTCCGCTGCCGCTCGCAGTCGCGGAGAAGTCGATGCCTTTGCCGGACGTACCCATCACTACGTTGCCGGTGGTTACAGACAGGTCGCCAGTGCTTAGGAGATAAAGGTTCTCGGCTCCATTTGCCGTGAACGAAAGCCGGTCGTTTAGATGGTCGTATCTTACTATTCCTTGGTTTGCAGCATCCGCATTGTCTCGGAAAACAATCTGTCCTAGTCGGGTCGTATCTGACCGAATAAAAATGTTTGTATCGGAAGCAGTGTTGTAGACATCGAACTTTCCGAGGGGAGCGGCACCAACGCCAACAGCACCTGTAAGCGTCGAAACACCCGTCACACCCAGCGTCGTCCCCACCGTAGCCGCGCCGGTGATACTGGCGGAGGCGAGAGTGGCGGTGCCGGATGCTCCGAGGATGTTGTTTACGCTGATCTTCTTAGTCGTACCAGATGCCGCCATCGACGTATCAGATACATCGACCACCGGAAACATATCGTTGACTGGATCAGCAGCCGTTAAGGCTGTTAGTGCTGTAATCTTTGAGTCTGCCATAGGTCAGTTGGATTGGATTGCGAGTTTAAAGAGGTCTTCCTGTTGCAGAAAACCAGCGTCTTCACGCAACAGAGAGTCGAAAGTGCCAAAGGTGATGACGAGTTTTCCGGTGCCGTCTTCTTGCAGAACAAAGAACTCGTCCTCTTGAAGAACATCTCGACGCAGCACTGGCGCATCAGTGCCACCGGCTTGACCGGCAAACAACCGATTGAGTGCTATGCCGATTGAGATCATTTAGGCTCGGGCGTTAAACGCTACGACAGAACCGGATGAGATTTGAAAGCCAGTGATGTTGCCCACCAGCGGAAAGCCAGCAGGAATGGTCTTGGAGGTCCAAGTGCCGGATATTCCAAATCCCGTAATGGAAGTGAACACCGTCGGCTCGGTTGGAATCAAGCCAGACCAGTTGCCGGTCTGAGCGGCGGTGCTAGTGACCAGCGCGAAGCCTTCTCGGCCCATGCTGTACTCAGTCGAAATGTCTGCTTGGACGGCCATAAAATTGTGTTTCGGTTAAAGGGAGGGTCACCAGCGTGTCCAGCGACCCTCCCAGTTTTGGTTTGTTAACCCTTACGAATCTTCGGTGCCAGACTGCCCTGTATCCACAGGATCAGTTTGCCTCCCTCGGGAATAGTCGCGGTGTTGAAGGCGGTGCGCTGGAGTGACGCATCGACTTCGGGGCCGGCGACAATCTTAGCCTTGTCGTTTCGGTCCACCGAGATGGTTGTGGCGATTCTCATGGGTGCCCTTAAGCGGTGACCAGAACTTCAGCCTGGGTCGTGTCCGCGGCCGCGGCGCCGAACATGATGTCGTAAGACGCCATGTGAGCGCGGGAGGCGCGGCTGTACCAGACGGAGAGCAGGCAGCTCAGGCCGTTGGCGGTGGTGACGGCGCGTTGCTCGAGGAACTCACCGGCGATCATGCCGACCGGCAGGCCGGAGGCGATGGCGATGGCATCAGGGCCGCAGACGAAGCCGGCGGTGTTGGACTCGGCAGAGGTCCAGCGGTTGTTCTCGGCGACCACGTCGAAGCCGAACCGGCCGTTCGCCAGCAGCTCCAGGCGGCTGTCAGGGAAGGTGTTGCTCGCAGCAGAGAACTGGAGGCGAGCGATGTGGCCACCGTCCAGGATCAAGTTCTTGGAGCGGTAGTTTTTGGCCAGAGCCAGGATCGCAGGCAGATCGGAGGTGTCGAAGTTGGCCGCGGTGCCGATAGTAACTGCGGTGCCGTAGTTGCCCGAGACCATCAGGGCGGTCAGCACGTCGCTGATGCCGTAGGCAAACAGGTCGGCAGAACCGGCAGCCAGGTCGGACAGCATGAAGCCCTGGTTAAGCTCCTGCTGGGTGACCGTGAAGTTCTTCGAGATCTGGTTCACGGTGACCGAGGTGGCGGCCAGTGTCGAATCGTTGTTGGTTTCCCAGGAGGTCGGGTTGGTCTGGGCAGCGGTGCCGGTGGTGTACTTCTTGACCTGAACCGAGGCGCGGGGCCGGAGGTTGTCCAGGCCGACGTTGCGGCTGAAAGCGGAGACCAGGGCCAAACGAGTGGCGGCCACAGTGATCACTGCGTCGGCGAGATAATCGACAACCAGGCCCGAGGCGAACGTGTTGGCGTTCTGGGGGGCGTGGATGGCGCTCTGGCGCAACAGCTCGGAGTGGTTGGCCACCAGGAACTTGCGGCGGTCATTGCCGGCCTGAAAGCCCTTGTGCTTCTCGAGCAGCGCATTGCCGAGGTTCTCGATGCGGACCGGGGCGACGGGCTCCGGTGCAGGGGCGGCGGTGGGGGTCTTGGCGCTGATGGCAGCGGCCACGGCCTTGGCGACGATGGCGTCGATGTCGAGGGCGGTCGGCGCACTAGGAGCGGCCGCCACCACGGTGTTGGAATCAGTCATATCGTGTGGTGTCTGCTGTGATGTCGGCGCGGTTGTCGCGCCATCGTCGGCAGCGTTAGTGCTGCCGGTCGAAAGTGTTTTGTCTGTGGTTTCGCCCTCCTCGGCTTCGAGCTGGGCATAAAGCGCTTTGAACCAGTCACGGCCGGCGGCACCTCCCCAGAGGTTGGCAGCCACGTCGGCCGGGGTGTTGGCTTCGGCCTCGAGGAAGCGCTCATTGCGTCCCCACCAGGCGTTAGCTGTGCGGATCTTGTCCTCGGTGGGCGCCTCACCGGCCACCAGGGCCTCGGCGTCCAGGACGGTCTGCTTCTCGAGGCCATCACCGGCCAGGCCTTCGGCATACTGCTCGAGGCCTCGGCGAAGATTGCTTCGGACGGTCTCAGGGGCGGTCTTGGTCACAGCCCGAGGATGCCAGCAGGCGGCCATGGCGAGCTGCTCGGTGGTCTTGTCGGCCAGACCGAACTGGATGGCCTCCTGGGCGGTGAACCATGTTTCCGCGGTCATTGCCGCGCGGATCTGAGCTGAGGTCTTGCCGGTGCGCTTGGTGTAGATGCCGGCCAGGATCTCCGCGTGCTGGTCGAGGGCGTTGGCCATCTTCCGCATATCGTCTGAGGTGCCTGCCACCATTCCAGACGGGTCATGGATCATGAACAGCGAGGCCTCGGCCATCTCGATGCTGTCACCTGCCAGGGCAATGATCGAAGCAATCGAGGCGGCGATGCCGACCACCCGGGTGGTGACGGGCGCCTGCCGGCCTCGCAGCATATTGTAGATGGCCAGGCCGTCCCAGACGTTGCCGCCAGGGCTGTTGATCTCGACCACCAGGGGGCCGGGGCCTACAGACTGGAGAGCATCGGAGAATGCCTTAGCAGAAATGCCTGAACCACCGAACCAGTCCTCGCCGATCTGGTCGAATATCTGGAGCACCGCCGGTTCATGGACCGAGGCTCGGGGGCTGTAGGAAAGCCAGTTGGTTACTTTAGTCATTCGGTTTTCTTGGCTCTGGTTTTCCGCTTCTTGGGCTCGATCACCGCAACCACCTCTTCGATGGGCTCGGCCGGGATCGGCTCGGGCATCTCTTCGGAAGGCGGCTGCTCGAGAGCGGCAGCGGCCGGCTCTGGGGCTATCGGCTGCTTTTGAGAATTGGAGATCTCGGAGACATCGAGGCCGTACTTGACCGCCAGATCTTGGATGTACCGGGCCTGTTGGGCCTTGGCCTCCAGGGCGGATCGCCAGTCGATGCCTCGGGCACCGTAGATCTCGTCATAGGTCGTAATGCCGGCACCAAGCTCGTTTAGCTGGGCGGCTGAGTTGCGACCGACGTCGACGTTGGGAGCCCGGGGCGCCTGGATGGCCACCTCGTACCAGTCGTCAGGAGAGTCTCGCAGGGTGGGGTCGGTACGGATGGCGTATTCCATCACATACTCCCAAATCCTACGGGCGGCCGAGGCCATCACTTGGTGCCGACTCCTGAACCACACCGACGACATATCGAGTGAGCCCCGGTAGACGGTGCCCTGCATTGATTCTGGAAAGACCAGAACGTAAGGAATACCGACGCCGGCGCACACCTTTTCGGTGAGGCTGCGCCAGTACTCGCGCATATTGACGTTGGGGCGGTCAGCGGCGAACTGCTCGAACTCGTCGCCAGTCTTGAGCACCTTGACCGAGGCGCCGAAAATGTTCTCGTAGTAGTTCTGAGCGGTGCCCTGGGATCCAGCAACACCGGATCGGAGGCTGGTGGCCTGGACCTCACCGGAGCTTGTCTTAATGACCTGGGCCACGCTGGAGGCGAGCTTGCAGGACTCCATCTCGAGCTTTTGCAAGTCGTCCAAGTCGTGCAGGTCGTTGATGACGCACGCAACAAAAGGCAAACCGCGGAGCTGGCCGGCACGTTGGGCCTCGTAGATGTGGACCACCGAGTCGGAAGAAATGGACCGGATGTCGGTAAGTTGTCCCTGCTGCTGCTCCTGGCCGCAGAAAAAGGAGATGGCCCGACCCGTCTTGGGGTCGAATCGCACACCATCGAACACATCAGGAAGACCCTCCTGGCCATTGGGCGTGGAGACCTGCTGCGGCTCAATTAGCTGCAGGCGGGGCCGGCCGGTCTCGCCCTTGGTCAGGAGGATAAAGGATTCCCCATCGTAGAACCAGCCACGGGCTGCCAGCGACATCAGGGTGCCGAAAGACTGCCGGGATCCGATGTCAGGGTAGCGGCTCCAGGTGTCCCACCACTTTTTGGCTCGGAGATTCCACTCGGGATTCGAGGAAGCCGGTTGGACCGAGAAGTTGCTGCCGACGGTGTAATTCTCGAACAGGTCGCCCAGGCGATTCATCACCGCATTGTTCTGCTCAAAGAATCGGCTCTTTCGGACGATCTGCTGACGGGTAGAGGCAGTCACATCGAACCGCACCGAAGTGTAGCTGGTGTCGAGGAAGGACCGGCGTATTGAGTTGGACGCGCCTTCGTAGCGGTCGACAGGCGCCGACCGGAACTTGTTCAGTATGGTGTCGAGGAATCCCATCAGCTCATGCCCATCCGGTAGGACGCCTCACGGCGGAAGTTGGAGAAGTCGCCGCCGAAACTGGTGGCTGCAACCAGAACCACGGCCACCATTTTGTTGTAGATCTGGGTGTCGGTGGGGCTGGCGATACCGTCCTGGTTAAGGTAATAGACGGCCAGGTCGTAGTCATCGACAAGGCTTTCCCACATCTCGACCATCTCGGATGGTGTGGGGGCACCTTTGCCGGGCTCAGCGAACTCTACCGAGACATCGGAGGATGATGTCGACCGGACCACCTGGCCGGACTCGATCACTGTGGCCGCGGCGATAGACTTAGCAGCCAGGGCAGCCAGGAGCGTCACACCGCCCAGTGTCGCATAGACACTGCGGAGATAGGCCCTCTTGATGGCTACGGTAAACGTGAACACCTCGGGCGGATCTTCACCGATCCCAGGGTGACTTCAATAGGTTAGCTGGCTATTGACTCGCTTGACGTAACCAGATCATTCCAGAGCATCACCATGGCGAGCTGCATGATTTCGCAGTCGTGAAGATGGTCCGGCCATTTCTGATTTCTCTTAACCCAGACGTGTTTGATTCGACCTGCGCGGTTGGCTTGGGGGCGTAGGACGTGAGAGTCCAGGTGTCGCCAGTAGAGTTCAGGATCGGCGATGTAGGCACCTTCGGCCTGGACGCTGGGCGGATCCTGATGGACGCCCCATTCCCGGTCGATGTCACCTTTTCGCAGGCGGGACAGCATATCTCTGAGGTGCTCGGTGTCGAACACCAGGAGGGGCTGCACCACGTCGGTCCTCATCGAGGATGATGTCGACAGGCCGAAAGGATGCACCGCCCCGGTGGCTGCTGTGAACCGCGCGCCGGTCTCCCGGCCTTTGAGTGGCATCCAGCCAATCACCATGGGCTTGCGGAGGCCGCCTTCTGGTGGGTATCGGAGGCCACAAGGGAACGTGATCGGGTTCGAGGTCACTGAGGAATAACTGCCGCAAGCATCGTACACGGTCTGGGTATTGAAGCCCGAGTCGATGCCGACATCCATGTCATGGACCTCGAGGGCCACCTGCACCCGGCGGAGGGCTGCGAAGTCATCGGCATGGCCGGCAGCAATCAGGGTAGAGTTGCCGTCTTTCCACTCGCGGCACACCCACCAGAGGAAGGGCGCCACGGCCTGGACGTCGGCGGTCAGATAGCGCCGGCCGCCATCGACGGTCACGGTGGCCGCGGTCTCGGTGCGCTCCTGCTGCACGTCCTGCTGCTCCCAGGGCTCTGCAAGGTTGCCGTTAATAAAGCCTTGAAGGCCGGCCATAGAGGCTTTGGCCTCGAGGAATGAGACTGCTAAATAGCCCCAGGTACATTTGCGGTCGGGGCTGTAAAGGCTGCTTAGGTGGTAGGACCGCACACCGGGCATGGCGTTTGGATTCTCTGGTCGCCATTGGCCATGTCGAAGGGCTGCCACCTTGTGAGAGTCGGTGATTTTGCCCTGGCACAACTGGCAGACGTAGTGAGCCGAGGCTCGGATCTTACCGAGGTCGTGCTTGCCGTCCTCGGCCTTGGCGTCGTCCCAGGTCACCTGCCGCCATTCGAGCTTGATGTACTCCCGGCAGTGGGGGCAGGGCAGGTAGTAGCGACGCTGGTCACCGCGGAGGAAGCGCTGCCAGATCCGGCCTTCGACCACCGTCGGTGTGCTGGTCATAAAGGCCTTGGAGCTGGAGAAGCTCTTGAGGCGCTGCTCGGCTAAGTCCAAGGCGTCGGCCTCCCGGGCTGTGGCCTCGGCGAATTTGTCGACCTCATCGGCGATGAGCACCCGAACCGGGCGGCTGGCCAGGTTGGCCGGGCTGTTGGATCCTACGAAAGTCAGGGTCGACCTGGTGAAGTTCTGCTCGAGGTTGGTGATCTTGTCGGCCTCGGCCGGGTAACACTCGAGCATGGCCGGGCTGTCCTCGAGCATGG